TACATGAAAAGCAAAAAGGAGGAAGACTGATGAAAGAACGAGTTTTTGAAGAGCGTACATGCCCCAAGTGCGGATGCACTTATACCGAAAGACCAGCCCTTTCCCGTGAGGACAATGAAACTTTTCTGTGTCCAGACTGCGGAATTCGTGAATCGCTGGAAACATTGGGCATTTCCAGAGAGGAACAAGAAAAAATCCTGAGTATCATTCATCGGAATTATCACGACGAATAAGGGGCTTACGTCGGGTGGTGTGGGGCTTTTCGGTTCTGCACCGCTTGCTCATTGGCGGCAGAAATAAAGGCGGTACGGTGCGTTCTGTGCGTTCCTCCGATATGGTGTAATATGTACAACAAACGGCGAAAAATCGCCGGAAATGATTTGTACATTTAGCGACTTGATATATCACCGAAAGTATGGTAATATACTACACAACGGAAGGGCAAAGCCCACCGATTTCAAACCTAAACGGAGGAAAACACCATGAAATTTCTGAACGAACACACACGCATTTTGAAGGGCATTCGCCCAGTTGACATGAACAACCGCATGAGCGAGGGAACGGCAGTTGAGCTTGACCTTCCCGACAACTTTTCGGATAAAGCAAAAGCCTGCTGGGATTACTTCGAGGGTGCAGCATTCATTTTCGAGTATCAGAACCGCCTGATTGTGACAGACGAGGGGCTTTACCTTACCGAACACGGCGACGGCATCCACGAGGCATTCGGCGCACCGAGATGGGTATGCGATTCCTGGGAAGAACTTCAGCAGATTCTCGAAGAAGTCTACGACGAGCTGAAAGACTAAACCACCGGAAAGGGGCGGGCAGAACCGCCTGCCCCATAATCGGAAACACAATGTGGAGGGAAAACATGGATACCATTAAAATCGGGAGCGTGGAGCTGACCAGAACCGAAGCAGAAAAATTCTGTCAGGAGGGAAAATACATTGTAGTCTGTCGGCGAATTTATTCTCTGCACTACAGCATCGCACAGCAGTGTGTATACGGGAGTCAGATTTATTATGAGCGAGGTGCTTTGCCGCTTACAAAGCGTGGACGGTTCATTGTGCTTTCGCCTGCCGATGTGAACAAACTTGTCGGAATGGCGATTGTGAATGAATAACCGATGTGGGTGACGGCGCACATTTGCACCACGTTCGCCTGTGTGGGCTTCTGCGGTGCGGCATCGGATAACTTGCTCTGCCGTATATCGCCCACACACAGTGCATTCTGACGCAGTCTTTGAACTGGTGTAATATGTACAACAAACGGCGAAGAATCGCCGGAAATGATTTGTACATTTAGCTGCTTGCTATTCTCCGGAAAGTATGGTAATATACTACACAACGGAAGGGCAAAGCCCACCGGAATAAAAAACTAAACGGAGGAAAAACACCATGAACCCTTATGCAATGAGAAACAGCATGAACCTGCTCGACTACAACACAGCAATCAGCAGAGGAGATTTCGAGAACCTCTTCTACAAAACAGCCGAACACATCACCTTCACTTTCAACGGCTGGGATGGCAAAAGCTACAATGGTGAGAGCCGCACCGCCTGCGTATACCGCACCACAATGGAAGGCTACGAAGGTGTACGCTTTATCAAGGTTGGCAAGCACCTGCACTACATTGACGAAGACAGCAGCGTGACCGAAAAGACAACAGGCATCGCCCATAAGGAAGCAGAGTGGCTGATTGATATAAAAAGAGCCTGAACACAAAAGCGGATGCCCTTCCTGCAGGGAGGGCTTGCCGCAGAAAATACATGGAGGACAAGAATATGAGTACAAGATCAAGAATTGGAATTTTGAATGCCAACGGCTCAACCGATACGGTTTACTGCCACAGCGACGGCTATCCGGAACATCAGATGCCGATACTTACGGCACATTACAACACGGTCGAAAAGGTGGAAGACCTGCTTGACCTCGGAGACCTCAGCATCCTGAAAGAGAAAATTGCACCGGACAAGGGTGTACCGCATGGGTTCGCCTACGATGAAAGAGCCGAAAATGTAACGGTCGCCTACCACAGAGACAGAGGCGAACCGCTGACTCCTGCACAGCATCACCGGAATATTGACGCTCTGAAAAATTCCGACTGGTGCATTGAATATTTTTACCTGTTCGATGCGGAAAAAGAAGCGTGGCTTCCGCCCATCAAGGGCTGACAGATTCAGCCCTTCGGGGCTGTCCTGTATATTATGTCGATGCACAATACTGCACAGTTTTTCGCTGCAATGTCTGGTACATTTATTTTGCCAAAAGGCGTGGACTTTTCAGCGAAAACATGGTAATATGTGACTGCCGCAGGAGAAGCGGAATCAAACAAAAGGAGCGAATCTATATGAAAATTTTAGTGTGCGAACCGGGAAAACACCCCTACGTCAAGGAGATTGTGCATACGCTTGAAAACCTTCAAAAAGAAGTCGGTGGGCTGATTCAGGCTTTATACCCCGATGCGGAGGACAGCATTGCAGTAATCTGCAACGAAGAAGGGCTGTTTCTCGACCTTGCATGGAATCGGATAGTTGACCCCTACGGACCGGTTAAGGGAACTTTCTTTGTATGCGGTCTGACAGAAGATGATTTCTGCGGACTGACCGATGCACAGATTGAAAAGTACAGGAGAATTTTCTGGTATCCGGAGCTTCTGCTCCCCACACCGGACGGTATGATGCAGATTATCATCAGAGACTGACAAGCACGGGGCAGGCTTAAGTTCTGCCCCACATTGACAAGTTCAACTAAGCAGAACGGACGGGGGTGAACAGAATGGGAGCAATCAGCGAATTATACAGAGGCAGAATCAGCGCACCGACAAACATCACTGTACGAACAGAGGAGTATTACAAGCTGATTGATGAAGCGGAAAAGCTGACCGAAATTGTGAACAAACTGCTTGCTGATGATGCATTGCAGGCATTTCATGATTTGCAGGAAACACAGCACCTGCTGACTTCGATTGCATCGGAGGACAGCTACACAAGAGGATTCCGTGACGGCGCAGGCATTATGCTGGATGTGCTGAACGGCTAAGAAAATACTTTTACATAGAAAAGGCTTGCATTTTGCAGGTCTTTTTCTTATGCACATTTTGAGGAAGGAGTGATGCGGATGGCTCAGAGAGGCAGAAAACCAAAACCGACAGCAATCAAAGAGCTGGAAGGCAACCCCGGCAAGCGTCCGCTGAATGAAGCAGAGCCGAAACCGGAGCGCAAAGCTCCTCCGTGTCCGAAATGGCTCGAACCGGAAGCCAAAAAGGAATGGCGCAGGCTGGCGAAACAGCTGGAGCAGATTGGTGTGCTGACTGAAGTCGATCAGGCGGCTTTCGCATCGTACTGTCAGGCATATGCCAGATGGAAAGAAGCCGAAGAATTTATGACACAGCACGGCACTATCGTGAAAACAAAATCCGGCTACTGGCAGGCTGTTCCGCAGGTATCCATTGCGCAGACCTATCTGAAGATTATGAATAAAATTGCAGAGCAGTTTGGTCTGACACCTGCCGCAAGAAGCCGTATTACAGCCGGTGCGGATATGAAAGGTGCTGTGATTGATGATATGGATGAACTTTTAGGAGGTGGATAATGGCAAGAACTGCAAGAGCAAGGGAAAGACCTGCAAATTACCCAAAACTGAAGGATTACGAACCCTCACAATTCATGCTGCCGGATTCACATTATGACAAGGCAAAAGCTGACAGGGCTGTGCGTTTTATTGAGAATCTCTGTCATACCAAAGGCCGCTGGGCTGGGAAACCGTTCTGGCTGCTTCCGTGGCAGGAACGTATTGTGAGAGACATTTTTGGTATTGTCAAAAAGGACGGCACACGGCAGTTCAGAACAGCATATGTCGAAATACCCAAGAAAAATGGAAAGCAGCTTGCTCTGGATACACCGATTCCAACACCGGGTGGCTTTACCAATATGGGCGATTTGAAAGTCGGAGATACGGTATTTGATGAAAACGGCAAGCAGTGTCATGTGGTTGCAAAAAGTGCCATAGATGATACAGAACAGGCGTATAAGCTGACATTCAAGGACGGAACTTCAATCATTGCCGGAGAACGGCATTTGTGGAACTGCCAGTATATCTACGGCAAACGCCAGGATGTCCTTTGGACAACCGGAGAGATATACCGCAGAACTTCAGAATACAGACAGCGGTTTTCTGACAGGCCGCTGGCAAGGCGGGATTCCCTTATCCGTATTCCTGTGTGCGGTGTGCTTCAAACTGCAAGGGCAGATCTTCCAGTTGATCCATATTTGTATGGATACTGGCTCGGAAATGGAAATGCCACTAAGCCGGAGATAACTATACGGACGGAAGATGTCGAGAATATCATCTCGTTCATTCCGTATAAGGTACACAATCGGTATCCTCAAAGATGCGGAGGCAGTGAAATCGTAAAATACAATGAATTGAAACCGATTCTGCTCGGCAATTTCCGTGATAAGAA